GTTGTACTTGGTTTTGTTGGGTAGTCGATTGTAACCGTTGTTGTGCTGGATGTTTCTAATTGGATAATCGTTGCGCTCGCGCTTGCTGTCGTGAAGTTGCCTTCGATCGTGATTTCTCCTCCATCGCGCAACCCCTTGATGAATTCTCGGTATGAGTCGGAGCTGGAGTGTGTGGTCACGTCGATTGTCTCCGCTGTTAGGTTTGGTGCCGAGATTGTCGTGACCTCGCTGATTGTGGTTGTGTTTAGCTTAAAAATCGCGCCATTTGCAAAAGTTCCTGCCATTGCTTAACCTCTCCTTTTTTAGTGGCAAATTATGTCGTAATTCGCCGTTATGATGTGTTTGTCCTCGTCTCGCTCGGTGTTGGAATATCTATAAAAACATTGCACGTTGGTGTATCCGTCTATGCTGAAAGTGTTTAGGTTTATTACGTTGTTTGTTAGTTCCAGAATTTCTTTAGCGAGTTTGAATCCTCCGCGACCGTTTTTCGTAAAAATCATCATTTCAAGTGTAACGTAAAAGCCGGTTTTATTCAAACGGTTGTTGTTGGCCTCGGTCATGCTTCCGATTGTCACGTATGGGTAAGCCTGATTTGTTGGTGGTTCATCATATAGGTTATTAGAAATTTTGGCCATGAATGTGGAATTCGAGGCCAATGCTGTATATACTCCTTTTTGAACACTCCACATTGCCGTCATTTATTCTATCCCTCTTATTCTCCGGAGCGCCTTTATTATTTTGGGCACTGCCGCGTCGAATGCGTTCTTGAGATAATATCTTCCATATCCCTTAGGCCTTTTCTGTCCTTGGACTGTTCTTCGTGATCCAACTCCGCCTCCGCCGTTTTCGTGTATTTTATTGGCATATTCCACATTCGTGCCAACAAAAACTTCATAATCTTTAGGCTGAACCGTTTGTAGCCTGCCGTCATACGATCGGCCTTTTTTTCCTTTTCTATCTGTATAATTATAAGTGGTTCGTTCCTTATGAATGGTCATGATACTGCTTTTCAATCTTCCGGTATCGACCGGGACTGCTTGCTTCGCTTTGGTCTCTATCTCGACCCGGCTCATCGTGATCAGGGTTTCGTAGGCTTCGGCCTTTATGTCATCGGTTAGTTGTTTAAGCTCATCCTTTATCTCTTTGATTCCTGTCACTTTTACTGTTAGAAGTTTACTCATATTTCAGCACGCGCCTTTATGGTCATCATTCGGCTTTGCTGGGTTTCGTCTAATACGGACTCAATCTCTAATATTTGGCCTTTATATATCAAACGGTTGGCGTTTGTTATGGTTCGTTTTCTCATTTTAACGGTGTATTCGTCGATTTGCTGTATTTTGTCAAATCGCGTCTCCTCTACAGCCTTTCCTTGTACGTTTGCCCATACTGTCGAGACCGTTGTCCACGTCTCGTCAAATGTTCCGCCTCCGCTTGGTGTTACGGTCATTCCCTGAATTGTAATGCGGTTTCTTAAAATGGTTAGCATTAGAAGATTCCTTTCGCGTTTGCGTATGGATTCACTATTCGGTTTATTATTCCCTGCATCGTATCGTAATTTATACTGAATCCCTGCTCGTTCCATCCTTGTGAATACTCTTGCCGGTTCTCATACATGTAGGCCGCCACTCTTAGAATGGCCAGCTTCATATCGTTATTGAGGGTGCTCGGTGTGGTGTCTGCTACCATCCCGGCAGTGTATGTGATCACGTATCCATCGGCATCCCTGCCGCGCTTAAATTTGTACTCATCATGAAAAAGCCTGTTCCCTGCGAGTCGGTATTCATCGGCGCCAAGTGTTATATAGGCGCTGTCGAAATCTTCGGCGTATTGAATAGATGAAACGGTTGCGACTGGTATTCTTAGCGCGTCGAGCGTCTCGATTCCTCCGGTTTGTTTTTGTGTGATCGTTCTTCGGTGGAAAGTCAGCGAGGCGTGTGTCTCGATTAGTTTTCTGCTGGTCTTTATGATTTGTGCGATCAGCGTGTCGTCTGTGCTGTCATCAACTTTAAAGTAGTTTTTAGCCTCCGCCACTGTTACTGGTTCGAAGGCTGGTTCGGTTTCGGTAATTGATACGTATTGCGGTATATACGAATCAGTCAGGGTTCTCATCTTTTCGCCTGCCTTTCGTCTTTATGACCTTGGTTTCGTATTCGATTTGGTTCGTTTCAAATTCGATTAGGCCAAGTCCTGCGAGGTGGATGGCTCGTTCTTTGTCCTCCGTCTCGTATTCGTCGCCGGTCTTATAGTTTTTATTTTCTATTTTATCGTGAAAGTTATGTTTTACGGTACATCTCATATTTTTTAATATCCTCCTCTCTATATAAATGAATTGCTGGATATGTCGTATCCATTACTATTTGGAAATTGTGGACTGCCGCTCGTATGCAGAAGGCTCGGTCTTCCCAATCCGTATATGATACGTTGTGAATCGGGAAATAATTAACTCCTGCCTCGATCACGCTCCGGTGTATCATTATGCAAGCGCCTGAAAATCCAACTTTATAGAGTCCCTTCTCTTTCCATTTCCTCCACTCTTTATCCTTGCCGTATCCGTAAAAGTCATATTGCCAAGCGTTCGGCATCTGCTCTTCTCCGGGGTTCCATGCTGTCCAGAATACTTCGGATATTATGGGTTGTTCCTGCTTTGCTAGATGGTCGAGCGTTTTGGGGTGTAGTATCAAATCGGAATCTACAAGGAAAAAATAATCATATCCTTCACGTCGTGCTTTTTGGAGCAAATAGTTTTTCATCCTCATTACGTCGCGGAGATTCTCTTTTTTCCAATTGTGGGTTGCTCCGGTTTCGTATTTGGTTTCATTCTCGAATTCCTCATACTGTCCTTGCCTTAGGTATTTTTTTAAATGTGGCGAGTTGTGTAGTATGAAGAAATGGTCTACTTCGTGATCGTGTTCTTGATTCTCTAGTCCGTCTAAATAGTATTTGAAAATCGTTTCATCCTGCTTTACGGGAGAACCGACCAGTATTTTCATTTTTTTTGCTCCTCCTCCATCTTACGAAATTCCTCGAAGAAGTCCCTCTCGAAAACTTCGAAGTGTCCTAGATGGCCAAACTGGAGCGTTGTATCGCAATACATTTTTACTCCTGCTTCCTTTAGCTTAAGGCAGAATGTCAAATCCTCTCCTACGTGTGGAAAAGGAAAAAAATAAGGGGCTTCTATTTTCTCTAATGCTGATCGTTTGATGAGTGCGCATGCTAGTCCGGCGCCTTCTATCGGCAACAATCCCTCTCCATATTTTACGGGAGTTTCCAAGTGTGGCTCTCCGTCTTTCATCTCGACTTTGGTGTAGAAGCATGGTTGAAAAGGCTTTACTCTCTTGAAGGCCTTTGCGGTTACAAATTCTTTGTCGTGTCTTGCTAAAAATTCCACGCTTTGAGGGTGGAATGTCATGTCGCTGTCTATGAACATTAGAAATTCGGCATCGCTCTTCAAAAACTCGCTTGCGATGTACTCTCTTGCATCGTAAATTAGGCTATTCGATACCATTGCGAAGGAATATTCTATACTGCTTTTCATATTGGTCATTCTTATAAAGCTTTCAAAAACTTTAAACTCGATCGGTCTGTGAACCGGTACTCCAATCATCACTTTGGTCATTTTAACACTCCCTTATGTTATTCCCTTGTATGGCGCGGAAACGGCAGGGAAACCGCTTTCGATCGGCCAATCTATCCGCGCCCCGTTCATTATCCTAAATAGCGATCTCCGTCTCGTGCGATAGTTGCCGCGATTCCGGATGCTGTGTCTGCTTTCGCTACATGTACGCCCAAGAACCGTCTGCCTTCTGTGATTTCGGATTCTAGTACTGAAACCGTTAAGAATCTGCTTGCTGTCTGCGATGATCCTGTTAGGGTCTTGAGCGAAGTCGCAACTGCTCCTGCCCATGTGGAAGAAGTCGACTGCCAAATCGTTACGGTGATCGTGCCGGCTGTTGTCGCTACTCCTTGATTGATAATGGCCAAATACTCGGTGAAGTCCTTCATGTCCACCAGCTCGCTGGATGAAACTGCTACGGTCGAGGCCGTTGCCTCGATCGCGCTGGTGAATGCTACTCTTTCATATATTCTTTCCATCGCTGTGGTCTCCTTTCCTATGCGGAATAATCGCCTAAAATGACAAATGGTGAAATTGTCTGTCCGCCTGCGCGTGGTGTGATCGCGCTGTCGAGCCAGCACTGTCCGTCGACTCGCTGTACAAAGCGCCAAGCCTTCTCGTCAAACTTAAATTTTACGTGCATGCTTTCTTCTATTGTTAAGCGCTGTCTGTCTCCAATTACGTAATATCGGAAATCTGCAAGCATCACGTCGCCTGCCGTTCCTTTGGCTGGTAGCTTTTCGGAAACGATGACCGGGATTCCGTAAATTGTGGTAGGTAGTGCTTGGCTGATGTTGCTGTTAAAACCGGGTAGTAAAATATAGTTGCTGTTCTCATCTTTTAGCTTATAAATATCCGGAAGCACGCTTTGGTTGATTACCCAAACGGGTGTTCCGCCTCTTCGGTAAAATCTAGCGAGCATGTTTACGAGGTCGGTTGTCTGTACGCTATTTGTTGCCGCTCGGTTTACGGTTACGGTTGCGCCGGAGTTGATGATTCCGAGTGGTTTGTTTACGCCGTTCCCCGTTAAAAAGGCCGCGTCTTCCTCAAATGCGATCGTCTGTGAAAATACGTCGCTTAGCAATTGCCCCATTGAAATAATCGAATCGTCGATTAGCTCATCCGATGACTCTACGTATCCGATTAGCTTTTTGGCTTCGAGCGTGATTTGTTTAAATTTAGGGTTGGACTCGGTCTTTTCTGCCGCTTCTCCTCCCCAATATGCTGTTACTCCGCCGAAAAGCGAACCGCTTGCGTTGGATGCCATGTTTAGGCTCGGAATTTTCATGATCGGGCTGTTCATTGGAATTACTCGGGCGCCGTTACGTCTAACGACCGTTTCTTCGAGCTGTACTCGGAGCACTTCGTTCATGAATTCTTCCGGTACTAGATAGCCTCCCAAGTCTCCGGTGTTCTCGACAAGGTTTTTGCGTGTCCATGCTTTAAGCTCCGCGTCGCCATGTCGGACTTTAACTAAAAAGTCGCCGAAAGTGTCCGTCTTTTTGCCGGGTGCAAATCCTGCTTTGGCTTGGCTCGATTGTAGTCCTGCGAGCTTAGTCTCCATCTCCGTTTGAAACTTGGATAATAGCGACTCAACGTCTCGCTGGTCTCCGTTCCGCTGGTCTAGTGCCTCCATGAATTTAATCTCGAGGCTTTTTAGGTCTTCTTTGCTGACGCCGTTGGAGATTGCGTCTGCGATCGCTTTTTGAATTTCGTTAATGCTCATCGCTCATCTTCCTTCCTTTTTATTAGACTGGATATGCTCCCAGCTGTTTGTATTCAAACGGGAGCTTGGTTTTCGTGATTCTGGTTGAAGTTTTATTTTTTGTTGTTGGCTTCTTTGGCTGTTTAGGTTTGTTCCCTTTGGTCATGTTCTTTTCTCCTTGATATTTTTTATCAATTCGATTATGGCTTCCGGCTCGATTTCGTCAGTGCCTTTAGGCGGCTGGCTCTCAAGTGATTTTATATATGACATTACCAAATCTATATTAGCACCCTTTGCGGTTTCTAGCAAACTTCTCATCTTCATTATTTTGGCTTTATCATTGGCGGCGAAAGTCACCGGGCTGAATTCCCAAAGCCTTACTTCTTTGAGCATCCGGACTTTTCGGTTGCCCATCATTTTGAAGTCATCTTTGACGACGTCGTAACCGATGCTCATCTCGGTTATGACTCCGTCTCTGATCAGTGTCATGGCTTTTTTCCCTGTGTCGGTCATGCTTATTTTGGCCTTAACATATAGGCCATTATCATCTTCGAACATTTCCTCCGGTACTCCTATTGGTTCCGCGGCATCATGTTGCCAGAGCACTTTGACTCTCCCTTTGTTTTCTGCGATCGTCTTCTTAAAAGCTCCGCGCTCGATTATGTCGTCGTATGCGTCAATATTGTTAAAATACGACGCGTATCCTTCGAATTTGTTCTCCGCGATGGCTTTCGTTTCGAATTTGATTGCCTTAAATTGCATCACTCTTCGCCTCCGTATCGTTTTTGAATTTCCTCATTCATTAGTTTTTTCATGTAGTCGAGGCCTCGTGATCCGACTGTGTGCCATTTCATTTGCGCAACAACTCCGGCCGGTCTTAGGTTCTCAAAGTGTCTAGCGCTCCAAGCCTCGCGAAGCCTGATTGCTTCATCCTGCCGCTTGGTCAAGTCGTCTGTCGGTATGTCGTTTTGTCGTATCTCTAGCAAATGCCTGTACTGTTCATTGCCGAGAATATTTCCTCCAAGGTTCCAAACTTCTGGATAGTTGTCCTTTACCCACTCGGCGTAATCGATCGGGAAAAGCTCATATTTGCTATTCTGTAGACTGACGGTCTCGTCGTCTCCTTGCTGTGGAAAGTTGGTTATTTGTTTTACTTTCTCAATCAAAACTTGGAGTTGCGTTTCGTCGATTTCGTCTTCTTCCTCTGTCTCTTCTTCTAAATAGTCCTCGTAACTTTCCCATTGAATTTGGCAAACCGCGAACCGTTGTTCGAGCTTCCCAAACTCCTGTATCATAGTGGCGTCGCTCATGCATCGCGATAAGAAAATCTCTTCATCTTCTGCCGGCTTCGGTTTAGGTAGTGGCATGGTATTTCCTCCTTATGTTTCTTCATACATTCTAAGCCTAAAAGTTCCCTTTGTGTTTCCATCTGCCACAATTCTTTGTATCTTGAGCAAATAGTCCTCGTTCTTTTTTGTTATAAACTCCCATAGGTCATAAGTATTAGTTCCGCCGCTTGTGTCCTGTGCTTGTCCTGTGCTTCCTGCTATAAAATTTACTTT